TAAATAAGAAAATAGCAAGGTGTTACAAAGCTCTGTAATCCTTGCTATTACTGTATTTATTATTCAATGATGTCAGCAACAACACCTGAACCAACTGTTTTGTTTTTAATCAAATCCGTTTGTCGCAGTTTGCTCAAAATAGCATAAAATCAATATTTTTTATCTGTAATTTTGTTCAGTTTTATTCAGTTATTTCCAACTTAGTAGATAAAAAGTAGATAAATCCTATTTTTTATCTATTTTATGATAGCAATCAATATAAGCCATCCTATATATCTCATGAATGAGATTTTTATTAATCATAATTAGCAATTTATATCTTAATGGTTGTTTCTTCATGAGTCTTTGTGTCAATTCTTTTTCTTCCATTAATATTACCTCCTTTTAAAAGTCGGAGAATATTCTCTTGCTAATTATATTATATCATATTATGTAAATATATTTAACCCATCTAGACTTTATATAAAGTATGTTTTCACTTTATATCATTTTCTAAATCATTTATAATATTCAATTCTTTGTCTAGATTTGCTTTTATAACATCATCTTTTAATTTTTTTAATGTATTTCCACAACCAATATAATTTCCATCTTCTAATTTCTCAAGAGCCTCATCAATGAGTGATAAAACTTGCATTTTTAAGCCTCCAATCATTTTTTATTTATCCATATTTTATCACAATTATTGTAACCCTACAATATATATACCCAACTTTATATAAAACAAAGTATAGTTAAAATAAATATTACTTCATTCTATAATATATGCAGTTGCAATTATAGAAAGGAGGCTAATATGATACATCTAAAAATTGAAGAACATCTCAAAGAAAATGGTAAATCACTATATTGGTTAACTATACAAACTGGAAGAAGTTATCAGTCTTTAAAAAATCTTACAAAAAAGGATTTATATGGCATACATTTTGATACTCTAGAAATGTTATGCCGAGCTTTTAATTGTACTCCTCGGAGAATTATTAGAAATGATAGATGAAAAGGAGAGTGGTAAAAATGAGCAAAATTCTAAAGCAGTATAAAGAATTAAAAGAAAAAGATGCATCCTCAATATATATTTTTAGAATCGGCATATTCTACAATATTTTGAATGAAGATGCAAAAATTCTAAATGAGAAACTAAGTTTGAAAATCACATCATTAAGTCCTGAAATTATAAAATGTGGTTTTCCTATCTCATCTTTAGAAAAATATACTAAAAAATTAGATAATTTGCAACTACAATACAAAGTGATAGATGATCTACCACAAAACTCTAATATTGTTGATTATTCAAAAAATATTGAGATAAAAAAGATATTAAAAAAGATTTCTGAAATTGATATGAACAATACAACATTTCAACAAGCATTTAATATTTTATTAGAAATTCAAAATAAGTTAAAAAATATTAAGTAGAGGAATACATCCTCTACTTATTTTAGTAAATATCTATATTTTTAATACTTGTCCTGGATAAATTTTATTAGGATTTGCAATACCATTTTTCTTTGCTATTTCCTGGTATGTCGTTCCAAATTTACTTGCAATTCCAGACAAAGTATCCCCAGATTTTACAATATATGTTTTAGATGAATTAACACCAGATTTTTGATTTACTATTGTTTGTATTACATCATAATCATACCCTGCTGCTTGTAGTTTTTTCTTTCTTTCAGATCCATTATCCCATTTACCAGCTAATACTTCATTTGCAATTTCCTCATTTGATTTTTTTGAAGAAATGCCAGACAATTCATTAACTCTGGCTTGTACTACATCATAGTTATAACCTTCAGCAACTAATCTATTTTTTCTATCTTCGCCATTTCCCCAATCGCCAGCAAGAACTTCTTGTGCTAATTGTTCTATTGATTTTTTAGCTGGTGTATTTGGAGATGAATTACTATTGTTATTTATTATTGATGGATAATCTTTATATGCTTCATTCATATCCACATTACCAGATATACCATTTACACTACCCGTAGATGTGTATTGCCATAATCCATAAATATTTTTATCAAATGATGCTCCTTTATTCCACCAAGCAATCCATTTATCAAATCTGTTTAGCCTTGAAGAATTTAGTTTTGTATCAAACCATGATTTTGAAGCATAAATTGCTGCATAATATCCTGCTTCCTCAAACATTAAACATTCTTTTTCACAAATAGATACAAGAACATCATTTGATGGCATACCATGTTTTCTTTTATATCCATCTGCATCTTCCATATCAATAATAACTGGAAATCTTACTTTATCTTTATATGGTGCTAAAGTTTTTATTACTAAGTTTGCTTCATTTATAGCATTATTTATATTTAATGCATAAGAATATGTATATACACCAAATGGCATTCCTACTCTAATACATTCTTCTATATTTCTGATGGCTTTACTATCTACTGAATTTTGCCCATAACTAATTCTTATAATAGCAAAATCAATTCCTGATGCCTTTACTGCATCCCAATTAATATTACCTTGATGTGCTGATACATCTATTCCTTTACTCATTAGCTCCACCTCCAAATTCATTTTCATCTCTTTGGATTTCTCCATTTCCTAGAATTTCATTTTCTTCCATTGAAAATTCCACCTTTCTTTATAAAATAAAATATAGGAAGATTTTTTATATTTCTCCCTGTATTTTTACTATTTCGCAAAAAAACGGCTTACGAAAATCAATTTTAAGCCATTTTTTAATCTTGGTTGATATCATTTGTTGTCTCGTTTTCAGTGTTTTTCTCAACATTTGTCTTTCTTGTGAAAAAATATGTAAAAACTGCAGTTGCAATATTAGAAAACAAAGTAAAAACTATCTGAAATATGTCCCAATTGCCTTTTATTGCTACAATTAAAACTAGAGCTATAATTGTAAAAGTAAATGCAATTGTTACAAAACTTTTTAAATCACTCCATGCTTGTTTCATTACTTTCTCCTTTCTTTTAGTAATTCTTGATAGTTTCTATCAACTTTACTATCAATCGTTACTAAATTACTTGCTATTATATCTAAAGATTTTGCAATATTATTATTACTTTCAGTTAGAACTTTAAGCATTTGAGTATTATCTTCAAGCATTTTATTATTTTTTGTTTTATCTTGTATAAATACCCATACGAATAAAGCTGCCATTATTAAAGTTCCACCATATTGAAATATAGCTTTTATTACTTCCAATAACTCCATCCTATTTCTCCTTTCAGTAAAATAAAGAAAGAGCCTTATATTAAGACTCTTCTAATTTTTCTTTCACTTTTTTTCTCCATAATTTTGGGACATCATCAATTGTCATTGTTTTTAAATCTCTAATTTGAATTACATAAAAATTAACCATTTCCAATTACCTCCCCAATATCAATTATTGCTTGTTCTAATGCAGATATTCTTTCAGTATCAGAAACATTTATAGTTTGCTTTAAATATTGCTCTTTAGCAAAATTTAACCATACTAAAAATTCTGTATCATTAGATAAATCATTTTCTAATGTATCTCTGTAATTATTTTTTGAAATTCTATACATATCATAAGTATAGTATGTCTTAAATTCGCCATTTTCATCTTTCTTTGAATGTTCTGTAATATTTTCATTTAAAATAATATCGCATTTTCCATTTAATATATTTTCTATAACATATTTATCTGGTGTTACATCTGACTCACAATTTAAGTTTACCTCTACCATTTCTAATCACTCCTTTACATTTTTTTAGAGTTATTTTATAGGGCTTAATATATTTATTTCTATAATTAAAACTATCACAATGTGATAACCAACCATTATATGAAATCATAGAATAAGCATCTGTCAGCCTTATATATCCTCTTTTTACAATTTTTTTGACTCTTCTCTTAATTCGAAGAAAATTGTTTCGCCTTAATGTTGTATAACCTCTATAAAATCTATATCCGCAAAAAATCTAATGGACGACTATCTACTTTAAATAATTGCCAATTATCTTTTAAATTTAATCCCTCTGGTTTTAAAAATTCATCAATTTCATGTTTTATTTTATGCAGTTCTTTTTTGTTTCTACCAAATAAAACCATATCGTCCATATATCTCAAGTAATATTTCACTTTCATTTTTTCTTTAATGAAGTGATCTAAATCTTGCAGATAAAAATTTGCAAACCATTGACTCGTAAAATTACCGAATAGGTAACCCATTTTCATTACTACTATCAATTATAGCATCAATTAAATTCAGAACATCATAGTCTTTTATTATTCTTCTGAATTTTCTTTTACACACATTTTTATCAATGCTGGGATAAAACTTTTTAACATCTAATTTTAGACAATATTTTGTGTTTTTTCTATCATCTTTTAATATTCTTTTAATATATGTTGAGCCATAATGTATTCCCCTATTAGGAACACTAGCACAACAATATTCATACATGCCTTTTTGCAAGATTGGTTGTAATTGCAACATTAATGACCAGTGAATACATTGGTCTGGGAAAAATGCTGGTTTAAAAATAATCCTCTCCTTTTTATTTGCTCCATCATGTATTGTCATTTTTTTATATGGAGATAGTTTTATTTCTTTCGTAATTAACATATTAAAGAGAATATCGACATATTTATCAATATTCTCTAATATCCTTGCTACATTGTTCCTATCTTTTTTTCCTTTTGCTGCTTCAATTATTGCTTTTTTGATGTTATCTTTGTTACAAATATCCTTGTAAAAATTGCCTTTTCTTTTCATAACATACCTCTGGTAATATAATAATTTCTTATTTTTGTCTATCGGATTTTCAAACCATAATGGGCTTACTAATCCAATCCAGTTGCGACTCTATTTTGAGCAAGGGCTCTGGAAAATGATGTGTAATATATATAATTATTATTTCAAAAATAAGTACACGAGCACCGATGTTCCAATTCGCATTCGAAGAGCCATTGTTGAAGTTCCAATACCACAAACCATCGTTAGCCCCATTGTTGAAGCTACCACCAACATGAGCAACCCTCAAACGAGAAGCGAAAGCTCGGCAAAGCACACATCAAATCCCTATATTTTCAATTGTGTTTGAAATGATAATAGCATATTTTTATTTTTATTTTAACTATATTAGCCTTTATATATAGTATGCTTGTAGGCTTCGATTTTATAGAATATTGCTAAAATTATAAAATATTTATAAATTCTAAATTTTTCTTTAAATATCTTTGGAGGCTGACCGCCCCCAAACCCCCGTTATATCTGGTTATCAATAAGAACACGAGCACCGATGTACCAATACGCAGTCGAAGAGCCATTGTAGAAGCCCCAATACCACAAACCATCGCCAGCCCCATAGTTGAAGCTACCACCAACACGAGCAACCCTTTTTGCTCCTTCAGCAATTGAAGTGGCATTATTATAGTAATAGTCACATAAATAAGAATTACTACCGCCCCCAACAGCTTTTGGAAATCTAAAAAATGGCTCGTCAACATCTAAATCTAACTCTTTTGCATAGCCCTCAGTGCCTAGAGCATTATAACCTAGTTGTTTATAATTTTCTGTTGTATCACTAGCATATAAAGAGTGGTTTTTACAAATATAAAACTTGCCACTAATCATATTGATACCATCTACCCATTGCCAAATATGTGCAAAAATATTTTCTATTCCTCTATAAATCATTGAATGATAACCATCATTATTTAAGCAACCAGATTTCATTCCTAATGTATCACATTGACCAGTAATTTGTGCCATTGTACAAACAAAATTATCAACTGCTATATTAACTGCTGCTCCATCAAATGTTATTGCTGAACCAGTAACTGTTCCATCATCATAAGACTCAATTGCAGTAATTTTCCTTGCATCTGCAACTTGTGTTCCCGTATCAGATGTACCAATTCTTATGATTTGTCCTACATAGTAACCGGATGCACTTCCAACTATTACTCTATTTGTATTATTTTCTGCAACAATTGCTTTTACATTTTTACGGCTTTGAACACCATTTCCAAGCATCGCTTGAGAATTATAATTTGCATATTCAACTAAATATATCATTTGAACAACAAAATATCTCCAATCTAGTTGAGAAAATTTATCTCCTAGTGCATTTGCTAATGTTCTAAATTGTCCTATTGTCTTACTTGTTGTTGGCACTAAACCACTATAAGTATGTAATACATTTGACACAACAGAGCCATTATATCTACCAATAAAGAATCCATCTACTTCCATAAATCCAGCTCTTGGATAGTCTGCTAATAAAACATAATCATAATCATTTTCTTGGTAGATTTTCCAATATGTTTTTGGATAATAAGTAAATACATCTCCATTGCTACCATCAAATTGAAAGTTTGCATCTCCAAACCAAGCATTTATTTTTTTAGTAGTTAAATCATAATTACATGATTTTATTTCAGACCAAGGAGCCAAACTATCAAAATCATTTTGAACAGTTCCACCATTTTTAGTAGCATTAGCAACTTTGCCAACACTATCGAATAGTCTTTCCCATGCAGAACTAGAATTATTTGTTATTTTTCTTCTTATTCCATAAACATGACCTCTTGTTGTTTCTATTTTATCAACATCGGCTTCTAATTCTTCTATACGAGCATCTACATTTGCAAAAGTTTTATCTTTTATAGTGGATTGTCTTGCATTTGTTACTTCTGGATCCTTAATTTCTATTGTTTTATTATTTTTCGTTAATTTCTGTCCTCCTAGGGTAATATTTTCTAAAACATTAACTTGTGCTCCAGATGCAATTCCATTTAGTTTGTTCTTTTCTTCTGTTGAATAATTTTCTGTTGATAATTGTTTTCCATCAACTTTATCAACTTTATTACCACTTAAATCACTAACTGCATTATCTATCATATCCCAGTTGTCATTCATTGCTGCATCAATATCAAAATTGCTATTTAAATCCTCATCATCTTGAGTATTCCATTTAAATAATTTTAAAAAAGTAGTTTTTAAAGACATCTTTTTATCTCCTTTCAAATTATATTGTTATTTCTTTTCCATTTAAAAAGAGCTTGCCATATATTTGCAAACCCTCTCCTAAATCAGCTCTATACATTCCACCAACTGCAACACCCTCTGGTGCTACTGCAAGTTGTGGAGTTCCAGAACCTAGAATTAAATCAAAAGTAGATTTTGACAATCTATCTTCGATATAAATCCTTATATTGAAATTATTAGTTACTGAAAATCCCTCTGCTCCAGCATCGCCTTTAATAAGTCCATTAAAACTAAATTTACTGCCATCAAAAGTTAATGTTAATGTTGTTGCTCCAGTAACCCATTTATCAGATGATGTTGTTTTATATTGATAATAGCATTTAACAATTCCGTTTATGATATTACCAAAAGAGTTATTCCAGTATTGTCCCTCAAACGATAACTCGGTTTCTTTTCCAACTACATTAGTTCTAATAATTGATGCTTTTGTTATTTTTATATTTGAATAATTATAAAATGCACTTGGGCTAATTTGTTTTGCAGTTGAATTTCCCCTTGAATCTATCGCATATACTGTAAAAACATTACTATCAACATTATCTATTTGACCACTAACATTTGAAGAATTAGAGTATCCTATTTCTTTTTGCTTCTCTCCAATAACAGCTCTATATTTTGTTATTGTAGCATAATCTTTTCCAGTTGCTTTATTAGCACTAGAAATATTTATTTTTACATCTGAATAACCTTTTATTATTCCTTGATTTCCTCCAGTTAAAATCTTGCATTTTTCATCTGTGTCCTCGTATGTAAAATTATTAAAAGTAGGATTTGAATTAGTTATTACTAGATTTCCATAAAAATCAATATATTGTGCTTCTGTATCTCCATTCATTGTAGCAATTCCAACATTAAATGATTGTGAATTATTATTAGGAAGATATTGAAACATTGATTGAATTTGTGCTGCAGTTATTGTTGTTCCACTTTGTGTTAATCTTCTAGTATTATCTGGTGTTTCAAAATAAATTTTATAAGTACAACCAGCTGGATTTGAAATTTCTTTAAATTCTAATTTATCTGTGGTTGTTAATTGTATGCCAGTAGTTACCTTGAGTTTTGTTCCATTTTTGTATAAGCTTCCTGTTACTTTATTATAAGTATTTTGTTTTATTGTTCCAGTAGTAGTCACAACAGAACCATCTTTACTTGTAGCTCTTAATTTTATATTGTAGTAGGTATTTATTGATAAACTTGTTATTGTAAAACTTCCACTAGAACTATTTGGATTACCTTTATTAGTCCAACTAGAACCATCATTTAAGGATAATTCTAATTTTTGAATTGTAATATTAGTAGCCCATTCAACTTTTAATTGACTTAATCCACTATAACCACTAATATGATTTACATTATTTTTTGTAAATTTGGTTTGGGTATATGTTGTTTGAGTAACTGTTCCACTATCTGTTGTTTGTTGCGAATCTTTCCTTCTTACTCTAATTTTAACTTTATAAGAAGTTGCACTACTTAAGCCACTTATGATTTGGTCTGGATAACTTAATCCCTCTTTCCATGTACTACCATTATCAATTGAATACCAACCTTTGTCGCAAGCATGTCCAGCAGCCCATGTTATTTTTAATTGGTCACTTCTACCAGTTACTTTATTTACAACAAATTGTGTTATAGATGTATGAGCACTTGCAGTTGTAATTGTTACTGTATTGGACTCTGACCACAATCCACTATCTGCTCTTCTTAGCCTAACTTTAATAGTATATTTGGTACTTTCTTTTAGGTTCATTACATTAAACCATCCAGATTTTCCATCACTTGCAACTGCATCTCCAGCATCTGTCCATGCTCCACCATTTAGAGAATATTGTGTATAATCTCTCGCTGGACTACATTTCCATCCGACTTGTATATAATTATAGCCATGACTTCTTTCTGTCAAATTTATACTGTCTAAATTTCTTGGAATAGAGTCTAACCACCAGCCACCACTAGCACTACAATTTACTGCATAAGTATAAATTCCTGCCTCAATACTTGCCGTAAAATATTTACTACCATTATTATCATGTTGTATTGAAATATCTCCACTAGCAACTAATGTTCCATTATATAAGTTTATTATGTCAGAAGAATTGTACAATGTTTGACCATTTATAACTACCTTAAAATTACCAGCTTTATACCAACTAGATGATGCTTGACCTCTACCATGTAATTCCCAATGTATATTTGAACCACATGTTGTTCCATTCCAAGTTCCTGTTCTCCACCAATGTAACTCTATATATCTTCCACTATAGCCATTGCTATTAAGATATTCATTTGTTGCCATTATCTAAAATCCTCCTTTCCCTATAATTTTGAAATCCATGTTTGACCTTCAATTTCTTGAAATAGTAAGCCTGTAATTGAAGCTTTTGTTTTTACTTCTAATTCTTTTGTTACTGTTCCCTTGTCTGTTAATTCTGTTGTTACTTCACCAGTTGATGAGTTGAAACTTCTAAATCCATCTGCATCCATTCTTGTGTATGTATTAGATGTACTTGAATTTACTTGTATTCCTTTTCCTATATCAACTGTGTCGGTATGTGTTTCGTTAGGATTTTGAGACCATGCTTGTTTTTCCGCTCCAATATTTCCCATAACATCAGCAATTTCTATTGCCTCATTAATATCTGTTTTAAAAGTAACAGAAATTCTATTATCTGTTACTTTAATTCGTTTGATATATTCTTTCCACTCCTGGCCAGTATAACTCAATTTTTCAGCTACACCATTTATTGTTACTGTTGTATTATCAAGCTTGTTTGTATTTTTATATAAAAATGATATTGTATAATCATCATTTTTTACTATTGCATCTTGATATACTGTTCCTATTGATAATTTGTACCCCATTCCACTAACAGTGTTTTTTCTTGTATCTGTGTCTATGTAACTTTCAATTGAATTTCCATTCCAAAAGTCTGTATCATAGTAGAAAATATTGTTACCACTATTGTTTTTTAAATTTACATTCAAACCATCTAGGCTTTCCTTAAATTCTGCCATCTTGTTGTTTGTTTCACTCTGAAAATCAGATATGGTCCTTTTGGTTTCATTTATTGTTGACTCCAATAAATTCATTTTAGATGTTGCACCTTGTTGTTCTTCAATAATCTCTTGTATTTTACCCTCTTGCTTATTTGTGATTATTTCAGTATTAGTTACTCTTTTCTCAATTCCAGTAGCATATTGGTATTTAGTATCACTATACTTTGGTTCTTTTGTATTTGCCTTTTCTTTTATTCCAGATGTTATTTCTACATTGATATTAAACAATATTGTTTTATACTCATTTTCGTGTAAATCCTTTAATGTAACAATATCTCCAAATTCAAAATAGCCAAATCCGAAAGATGTATATTCAAATACATAATAAGATAACCCATTAATATGATTATATATTTCCTCTATATAATCACTTCTGTTTCTATCCATAATTTGATTATTGTCTATTCTTATTGTTACTCTACCAGAGGCTGGTATTGAACTTGGATAGTAAATATTATCTTCTTGTGGACTTCTACCTAATACCATTGTGTTATATGGTCCTATTTTCTTTCCAATAGTAAGTTTTTCTAAATCATTTTCATCAATTTTTTCTCCAGTTTCTGTTGGATATGCTACATATAAATCTTTATTTATAATTTTTATAAAACCTCCAGCTGCTGCTGCAATTTCATCTAAAATGTCTCTATATGTAAAATCAGTTAATTCTGCATATTTATCTTCAGTTATTACTTTGTTAGCATTTGCAAAATCTGTGGTTTTTAAAGTCCATCTGAATTTTTTACATATAGCTCTTAACAGATCTAAAATAGTAACAGTTCCAGTAGAATAGTCGAGAGTGAGAGGACTATCAATATATTTAATATGGCTATCTATCATGTGATCATATAAATATAATTTTAATGAGCGAGTATCAATTTTTTCTTCTTTGTCATAAACAACAAATTCACCCCAGTCAATATATTCATAATTATCAAACTCTGATGTCCTAACCCCTATTTTAATATTTATCGTACTTGCATTTTCAATATTTTCTCTTTTATCATGTGGAATAAGAAATTTTACTCTAGCATTATCCATTTTTCCCACACTCATATTGTGAACATCTTCAACTGTATATTCTTTGTCTTGGTCCTCGGCTAAATATTTTACTTGAGTTTTATTCACTCTCCTAACCATTGCCTCATGCACTTGTCTAACTGTCATGATTTTACTTTTATCAATTGTTGTATAGTTTTCTATTTCTAGTTCAACCTGTCTCATAACAGAAGTAAATAAATCGCCATTTACGGCTAAATTTAATTTTTTTACATGAGTTTTATCTAATTTTGTATTACCAAACCCAAGTAAGATATTTAATTGTTTTCCATAGACTTTCATTTTATTTTTAAAAGTTTTAGTTGTTTTTAACATGCCTATCTTCCCCCTCGTTTGGTATTAGATTGACCGCAAATGACTTATATTTTAGTTCTGGTAATCTTCCTATATATAAGTCCTCATCATAGTCATTAGCATAATAATCTGCGGTACATGTACAACCATATTTATTGTTATAATATTCAACAATAAAAGATGCCGAGTCGAAAATGAGTTCTAATTCTCTCATTTCTTCAGCATCTAAAGGTTCTATTTCTAGTTGTATTTTAGGAAAATTTCCTATTAGAGTTCCTTTCATAACACCAGCCATATTTCTTCCAGTATCAGAACTCCATAATTTATTTCTTTGAATTTTATAAGATGTAATACACTTATAACTTTTTCCATTTAGTTTTATTAAATCTCCGCTATATCTAGCCATAGATATCAAGACCTCCTTCCGTTTGTGGCAAGTGCTAGTCTAGCTCTTCTTTCATATTGTTTTCTATCTATTTCCTCGCCATCTAAAGAAATTGGTATATTGATTTCTAATGGAACATAATCTCCACCCATTCCAGTATTCATATTTTTAAACTCTTGTAATGCACTTAAGAATGTTTCTTTCATTTTATCTACTGGAGATATAATTTCGCCTTGTGTTCGGTTATCTCCTACCACTGCAAGTCTTGGTGTATTTGCTTTAACATAACCACCTTGTGCAAGTTTAGGAATTTCTGGAACATTGAATTTATGAATCCAAGTAAATGGTTTAAACCCAGCAACTTCAACATCATGAATTTTTTGTAATATTCCATTAATTGCATTAAATGGAACTGCAATTATTTTGTTAATAGCACCAATAATTCCATTAACTATTGTTTTGAAGAAGTTTACAATTCCCTCTTTTATACCATCAAATATCTTTCCTCCTGTGCTAAATACATTTTTAACTGCTGTCCATGCTTGAGTAAAGATGTTTCTAAACCAATTTGCAATTCCACCAAAAATACTAGTAATCGCATTCCATGCACCTTGAGCTCCCTCTCTAACTTTTGTCTTAATGGTGTTCCATACATTACTAATAGTTGTTACAATATTGTTCCATATATTAGTAATAGTATTTTTTATTGCATTAAACACATTTGATATAGTATTTTTTATTCCATTTATCACATTTGAAATCATATCTTTAATACCATTCCATATATTTGTAAAAAATGTTTTGATTCCATTCCAAATATTAGTGATTATAGTTTTTATAGCATTAAAGACAGTAGTAATTATTGCCTTTATAACATTTATAACTGTCTCTACAATTCCTTTAATTGCACTCCATACTGCTTGAACTATTCCTTTTATTGCATTCCATATTCCACTAAAGATATTTTTTATTCCATCCCAAGCTTTGCTCCAATCTCCAGTGAATACTCCAACAATAAAATCTATTAAACCTTTGAAGAAATCTATTATTCCACCTATTGCATCTGCAATATGTCCGAATACGGTTTTTATCGTGTTCCATAATGCTTCGAATACTGGAACTAATTTAGGCAATACATTTTGAATAATCCAATCTATTACTGGTTTCAATACACCATTCCATAATGCTTGAATTGCTTGAACTATTGAGCCAATTAGCCCACCTATTTTATCCATCAATGGACTTAAATGTTCTGTCCATAATTGTGAAAATCCATTAGCAACATTATCTAGGAATGGAACAATATAAGTATTCCAAAATTCTAAAAATTTTCCGAATGTATCTGACATTCCAATAGATAAGTTTTCAAGAAATGGACTTATATATGTTGTATAAATTTCATTTATCTTATCTCCTAATGCAGTCATTATTTCAGCTAGTGTTCCAAATATACTTGATATAGGTCCCAAAGTATTCTGGATTGTTTGCTTAATTAGATCACAATTATTTATAATTGGTGTTACTAATAATTTTGTTAAATCCGTTATGAATTTATTTATTACATCATAGACAGACATAATAGGATTTGCAAACATTTCAATAATACTTGTACCAATTGATTTTGCCTCTTTTCCAGCAAAAACATCTGATATTTTTCCAATAGCCTCCATGAAATTTCCAACAAAAGTAAATCTTTCTGCAGTTACATCAAACATACTTATTAAGAATTTCTTTATTCTTTCAGAATTTTTTTGTAAATATCCATCTGCACTTCCAACTAGTCCTTCAGCAATATTCACTCCAATTCTTGCAATTGCTCCGACTGATTGTCCTAATGCATAAGTCCATGTTTTTACAAGATTGTTTGCAGAGTTAACAACATTAGAATCTGTAAATATATCCAGTAATGATTTTTTTATATTGCTTAAATGTGATAAAATTCCATCGAAATTTGTATCTCCAAAACTAACTTTAAAGCCCTCTTTAAATATATTTGCCAACTCTTTTACTTTGTTCAACATACCATCAAATGCTGATGTATCTTGTTGTATATTGGTTGATACATCTAATGACTCTGCAAGGGCTGATGCTCCACCTCCAGCTCCACCTCCGGAACCACTTCCAGAACCACTACTGCTATTGTCAGTTAGTTTATTCATTTCATCAAAACCAGCTAATTGTAAGGCTGCTTTTTTTGCTTGCTTTGCAGTTTTCCCTGCACTATCGCCAACACCTTTTACTGCATCGGCTGCTTTGTCTGCATTATCGGCGACTCCTCCTAACCCTTTTGATACTGTTTCAACACTGTCTGCCTTTAATCCAAACATTGACATTAAACCAGCAATTGCAGTGAATAATCTTGTTACTGCATTCGCAGCTGCGGTTAATATTGGAATAAATAATTTTGCAATAGGTTGTATTACATTACCAATAGCAGTTTTCATTGTAGTGAAAGCAAAATTTAATTGAGCAACTTTACCAGAGTATGTATTTGCATAAATTGCTGCATCGTTCATTTGGAATTTTGTTTCTTCTAATATTCCATTTACTTCTGCATTTATTTTTTCTTGTTGTGTTAATTGGTTTGTTGTTTTTCCTACTGATTTTGCATAATCTTCCCACATTTTAGCAACATTTTTTGTTACACCAGCATTATCAACTAAAATACTATTTTCATTTTTTAGACCTTCAGATGCAGTTTGAACTGCCTCGCCTAATGAATAAGTGCTTTGTCTTCCGAATGTAGCACTATTTTTTAATGCTGTCATTGTCTTTTTAATCTGGTCTGATGAATAACCTCTAGCTGCTAAATTTTTATATGCAGTAACTGCATTATTCAAAGGAACTAAACCATCACTTACATACTCTTCAATGAATTTTTGAGCTTGAGAAAAACTTTTTCCTTGCCCAGTCAATATAGAATTTAATCCTATCCATGCATTGCTTGTTTCTGTTGCTACTTGTAAACATGCTTTTCCAAATTTAATAACGGCTGCAACAGAAAAAGCAGCTAATGCTGCTTTACCAATTTCTTTTAAGGCTCCAGAAATTTTAGTTGAGGCTTGATTTGCTTGCCCTTGTAATCCATTTAATTCAGATTTAAATTTTTCACTTTTTAATAACAATTCTAAATCTATTGTACCTACATTTTGACTCAATTTCTTCCACCTCATTTCTTTTCATTTTGTTTTGCTATGGATTTAAACATATTTTTTATACTTTCCATAGCTTGTTGATAATCTTCATGACTTATTTCTTTTGCATTTTTATTTAACCATTTTGACCTAATTCTCTTTTCATTTTCAGTAAAATTTTTAATTACTTTTGGATCCTTTTCACTTCTAATTCTTACAATATTTCCTAGAGGTGTGTCTCCATTCAAACCACTTAATAAACTTGAAAATTCTCCCCACTTCATAGTATCTATTTCCATTCTTAGTCTAATGCCATATTGTTGAGCAAAAGAGCTTTCTATTAAATCAAAATCATCAATCAAATCATAAAAAGACTCATCATTGTTTTGGAAATCGTTTCTCCATTTCCTCATAAGATATTTCATTTATTGCTGCCATTAAACCGATTATTACACTTTCAATTCCATTCACAGACAATTTCATATCTTTTATTTCTTTCAATGCATCTTTTCCCATTAGTATTTCAATTACTTCATACATAACATCAATACTAAATTCTTTATCCTTTAATTTGTCTTGTACTATAACAAAAGTTTCTGCACTATTATCAACTTCATATTCCTTATCTTCTGTTAATTTAATTTTTATAGGCTCTTTTTTTAGTTTCGCACTAATATCAATACTATTTGCCATTTTAATTCCTCCCAAATTTAATTTTAATAAAAAAAATAAGCCCCAGTACCGAAATACTGAGGCTTGTTTTATGCTGCTGGTGTTACTGTTGGTTTTCCATTTGACATAACCTCGAACTCTAAAGGTGCTACATTTGTACTGTCTCCTGTTCCAGCATTAGAAACAGAAATTATACAATCGAATGCTACTTTTGTGCCATCTGCAAATTCCCATTCAAACTTAGATTCTACATTTGCACCAGTTGCAAATAATTTTGATGCAATATAATCATTACCTGCATCCCCTACATTTCTTTTTCCAGAAATGCTTATTGAAAAACCTTTACCTGTCATCATTCTTCTTATCCAGCCTTCTGTTGTCATAGGTGTCCATTCTTCAATATTGTTATCCATTGACATTGAGAATGTTTCGCAATCTGCGATTGTTTTCATGTCAGCAGGATCTGCTGAGTTTGCTCCCTTTGTACCAATTTTGAAAATATTATCAAAAACTGGATATACTCCTGTTGTAACTGTACCCATATCCTATTCACTCTCCTTATAATAAAATTTTGCTTGTATTACTCTTTCATAAATATTAGAACTATCTGTTCCAACATCTACTGGTTCTGGTACAAGCAATTCAATATAATTTACTAAAATATTGTCTGTTATATTAAAATTTCTTGCATTCATGAATTTATAATATAGTTCTAATGCTTTCAATTCTGTCTCGTCTGCATTATTATTCCAATGAATTAAAATACTTACTGTTTTTTCTTTTATCTTTGTATTGTCTAACCCACCTACTGCAATATTCATATTTGTAGTAGGATATTGATATACTCCAATAGATTTTTGTTTTTTATTATCTAATTTACCAATATAAAAATGGTCTGCAACAATATAACCTTTTGCAAATAATTGCTTTACAGTTAGATTATTTACATCTTTTACTGCCATTTTATTGATATCTGCAATTGTTTTTGTATCTAATTTAACTAACCAGTTTTTAATATCCACTAATCTTAACATTACAAACCAGCCTCCTTTTTATATAACTTTGCAAATGCATTACCAACAAAATCTTTATTCTTTCCACTTATCCAAGACTCTAACCAATTACCTTGTGCATGAGCATTTTCTTTGGTTTGGAAATTATACTCCGGATGATAATATAATCTTCTAGCATAAGGTGTAGAAGTTATTAAACTTACTCGACCTTGTTTGCTTTTTCTTATATCTGTAAATGTAGAATTATTTTGCATATTTCCTGTATCAAAAGGCATTACTTGAGCATTTATAACTTCCGTTTTTAATGCTTCAATCGTTTCTTCTAATGCAGTTATTGTTGCTCTATCTAATTGTTTTATTTTAGGGAAATTAATCTTAATTGTAGATTTTACGAAGTTTGACATTACACAACATCCAATTCAATATAATTTACTGTTCCATCTGGATTCCTCGCTTTTGTACCTTGCACAATATCTCTCTCTTTTCCGAAAACTGTAACTTTACCACTATGTATATCTGTAATTTCTGGTGCAATATCTTGAGAGAATAAGCAAATACCAGTTACTTGGATTGTTACCTTTTCACTGGTAAGAACTCTTTTTGCTTTGTTCTGATAATTGCATTTAAAATCATCTTCTAAAACAATTAAAGGGGCTCCCTCTTCTGATATTTCATCACTATACAAAACAACATGAATGTCAGTTTTACAATCTTGTTTTCTTACCAAAGATGGATATTTCATTGATAATACCTCATATTTTTACAAGTTAATCCAGTTTGTGAAAGTAGTTTATATAATCTAAAAGGAATTGCAATACCCTCGACTATTTTTACATTAAGATTATTTCCAAAACTTTGAGATACTCCATTTATTGAATAACTAGATAATACAGACTCTATTACATCTGCATTTTCAAATTTAAAGTCAGCAAACTGACAACATACTCTTTTAATAATATCTTGTTGAAATAGAGTAAGATTTTCGAACCCTTTTCTAACAATTCTATTAAATGTAAGTGTATTTATATCATCAGTTGCCTCTTGTAAGTATTTATTTAATTCATTTTCATCAGAAAGACTACTACCTTTATATTTATTTTGGTAGTAGTCTTTATCTACATATATGTTCATAACACATCAACTCCTAGGCAGTTTTTTCTATATAGAATTGAATTCCATTATGTTTCTTATTATAAATGAATACATCTTCGAAAGACTCTTCGAAATATGTCCATTTTCCTTTTGATAATGAACTTGGTTCTCCTAATTCAGCAAAATCATAAGTAATTACTGGAATTACTGCACTTGGATGTACTAATAACATTTTAACAGCTTTTGCGTCACTAGCAACTTCAAATCCATCTGTGTCTTTGAATATGAATTTAGATTTCATTACAGATGTTGGAACCCCTATTATTTCAACTTCTCCAATTCTATCTAATGATCTAGCAACGGCAGTATCTGTTGCACTTAAATTTCTAGCTGCTTCTTTTGCAGTATCAATTAATGTTTTTGTGTATGTGTCAGCATATAATAATCTTCCTGCTGCTGGAACTCTTGCCTCGTCCATTTTATCCATCATTGCATCAAATTTTGTTAAAACATTTGCTAATGTTAAAACATCATCTGGTGTAACTGCTTCTATTGCATTTTTTAATGCATATAGTTCTGTGATCATCTCTGCATCCATTTCTGGGAATTTTTGTTCCTCATTCATAACTTTTGTTATGTTTGATATAGATGCAACATGATTTGTTTCATCAATGTCACGTGGGTGAATTAAAGTATCCCATGTTCTATGTCTTTTTAATACTTTTGTTTCCTCTGCATTATTGAAGTTTCTAGAGAATGTTCCTATTGAATCTCTATCTCCATTACTTCTACCTTTTACAGATAAACTTGGTAAAATAACTGTATTGTTATTTAAAAATTTAACGTCTGGTTTTACAGCAGACCATAAAGCTCCAAAATACAATGTATATGGATAAGCTTGAGCTAAAGCTTGTGAATACTCTTTAGCATAATTTAGATTTGTTTTTGCAAATGCCATAATAATTTACCTTCTTTCTTTATTTATTTTTTATAGGTCTTACACCAGAAAAACCAAAATCAAATGCTGAAGAATTTGAACTTTGATTATTGTTAGTGTTCGCACCTACGACAATACCAACAGAATTTTGAACTTGTTTCTTTAATCCTGGTACATCATCGATAACCTTTTGTAGTGCTTGTTTTAAAGTTTCATCGTTTACTTTTCCCTCTTTATCAACACAATTTGAAAAATCAACCATTTTTAATAAATAAGGCATTGTTTTATTGTCTATATTTAATTCATCAACAAAGCTATATGCTTTTAATGAAATTTGCAATTTCTGATTTTTTAATTGTTCAGTTTTTAAAGAATTTTGAGTATCTGATAATTCTTTGTTTTGTTGCGTTGCTTGGCTTTCTCTTTGTGCCTTAAATGTATTAATTGCACTTTCCATTTCTTCAGCAGATAAGCCTTGCTTTTGAAAATAGCTTTTTAATATACTATCTTCTGTTTTTGCATTTCTTCCGTCAATCATTTCTTGTATTTTTGCATAATCTACAACATTATTTGATTGTTGGTTTTGATTTGCATTTTGATTTGTTTGTTGCCCTGTAGTGTTTTGGGCATTATTTTGGTTAGAATTTGCGTTATTATTTGCAGTATTTCCTTCCATTTTCACTACCTCCTACTTTTTTAAGTCTTGAATTGACTATATTCTCACATGCTTTTTTAGACATCAGTGTTCGGTCATATAAAAAAGAGCCCTCAGGCTCTTAATTAATCAACATATAAACTTCTTTGTAATTCCTCGTATCTTTCTTTTGATACTTTATATTGTTTGTCTTTAACCTTTACTGGTTTATTTTCTTTTAGTTTTTCATCTAAAATGAATGTATCTCCAACATTGTATATAATTCTTCCATCATATTTATCTCTAAAGATTTCCTTAACAGTTGGAACTTTTTCAACTTCATTTGTAACTTGCACCTCTGCCTCTTGTTTTTCATTAGATGCATTTTCTTCAACTTTTGCCTCTTCAGCTGGAGCTTCAACTGGTTCTCCAGTGCTTGTGATTTCTTCAGTTTTAGGTTCTTCACCCTTTTCAGTTGTTTCTGTAACAACTTTCTCCTTGATTTCTTCAGCTTCTTTGTTTTCATTTTTTGTTCTTGCCATTTTAAAATACCTCTACTTTCTTTTAAATTTTTTATATTAAAAAAGAGCCTTTCGGCTCTAAAGTTAATAACATATTTAATTATTTGGTTTTGTCATAAATATAATCTGCAATTTTTTCTAACAATATACTTTCTGGTGTATCTATATAATCTTTACCCTTTAAATAATTGTTTGCTTTGTCATATAAATACTCCATAAATTCTATCGCTTCATCTTCGCTAATATTGTCTATTTTAGTTAAATATCTATTTATTCTAGCATCTTTTATTTTTTTCAATTGCTTTACATCTTTTTCATTTATTATTATTTGCATTGTCTATCTTTCCTTTCAACTTTTCAGCAGTTCTTGTATGTGTTTTATGAACAGTAGTTATTATTCCACTTTCTGGATTTATATACAATGTTGTCTTTTCTCCAATTGCTTTAAAACTTGGTCTGTTCTGTTCATCATATTCTATTTTACCACATTTTAGTTGATTATTCAATGTTCCTATAATATCGTTAAGCTCTATTTCTCTTTGTCTAACTCTATCAATTAAATGTTTTGAAACATCTTGTATTTCAACACCATTTACTTTATGTCCTACAACTTTGCTTTTTATAAATTCTTGTTGTTTAGCCTTTTCATATTCTCTAATATCATTAAAAGTTGTTGATGTTTTACTCTTAAACCTTTCTTTATATTCTTGCCATTGCAATCTTTTATTATGATATTTTTCTATATTTTCTGAATCTAAACTTCCTAATTCTAATCGTTTATATTTTTCAATGTTTCTGTCTATATAATTAAGTTTTTGTTCCCTATTATATCTTGCAGTTTTTTCTTTTATTTGTTCGTGTGTAGGTGGCTCAACATTTGAATTTATTTCTGAAAAATATGTAACCACTGTATCTTTGCAATTTGGATGAAATAATCGTTCCTTAACTGCTTTACTTAATAATGGATAACCTGTGGAATTGCTTTCTTCAGTAGTACCACTAGACCATACATCATCAATAAATACTTTCCCTTGAAATTTAATGCAATAAGGACAACCTCCGCCACGATTTGGAACTAATACTGTATGAACTCCCCAAGCATCTCTTTTTTCTCCCTCTCCTTGCATGTGTGCTCTTGAATTTGCAGTTCTTATTGCCATTTCAACATAAGATTTTATATTTACTCTAGCACCATTTGCATATTCAATATTATTTATTCCACCTTGCAAGAAATCATGTGTTGCCATATCTATTGCTTGTTGTGGTGTTCCGCTTCCAGTATTAGCATAAACTTGTGCATCGAATATTATGCTGCGATATTTATCACTAGCATATCTTAATATTGATTTTTCAGCTTTTTCTAAATTATTCATTGTTTCATCTATTAGAGCATTTAGTTTCTTCTCATCAACCTTAAAAAAAGCAGACTCGGATTGATTTACTTTACTGTAAATTCTACTAATCTGTTTTTTCTTAATTCTAGAGTTTTTACTCTTTTTATAGATGTGCCATAATTTATTTATCTGTTTATCATTAGATTGGAAATTTCCTTTATCAATAGCCTCTAATATCAATTTTTCTTGCTCTAGTTTTCCATTATCTCGGCTTTTTCTTAATAGGTCCTTTATATCTGTATTTATATTAGAAAAGGTTTTATTTAACCTCTTTTTATTTCTAATTTTATATACTTCCAATGATTTTAATTGTTCTGCTTGCCAAGCACTCCAATTCATTCCCTCTTTTGTTTCTTCTCGAAGATGTCTGCCTAGATTACTTGACATTGATTTTATCAAGGTTTCTTCAATTCTTTGAAATGCTTGTGAAATATCATACTCATTATTCATTTAATCCTTTCTCCTGTTTGTCTATTTCTTTATTTTCAACATTTTCTGGATTATCTGTATTTTCTGTATTATTTGAAGTATCTTCTATGTCTACCTCATTTATATTTAGCTCTCCATTTAATGCTGGGATTTCTTCTTCAACAATACCTTGCTCTGCTTTTAGTCTTTGAATTTCTTCTTGTTTCCATTCTTCTGTTTTAGAATCGCCATATAATTCCTCCACACTTGCCTCAATTGACATTATTCCACCAGTTTTGCCTTTGCTAATTGTTTCTATTTGTGCCTCAAAAGATGGATTTGCATATTCCCCAAACTTTACTGAAACATCTTTATCCTCTGGAAGTATGCTCTCCTTTTGCATTTGAGCATTAGCTTTTAACACTGTATTTATTACTGCTGGAATAAACTCTGATAAAGTTTCAATTATCATTCCACGAGTATAAAGAGTTGTTTTTTCTTTTTCTCTTTGTGCTTCAGCATTGTCTAGTTTCTTATTATCAATTCCAAGTGTTGATGGACTTATAATACCTTGCAAACATAAATCTAAAAATGTTATGTATGATTGTAAATATTGGTCAGTTGGTATTTCTGGTTGTTCAACATCGATCTTATTTTGAGTATTTTCATTCATACTTGTTTGTGTTTTTATAAATTTATTATCGAATGGATTTGGCATTAAAACTTCTCCAGTTTCAGCATCTTTTGGAAGTAAATCTTCTGGAATATATTTAACTGCCCTACCACTTCTAACTGCCTCTAGCCATTGTGAAGTGATTTCATCTATACTATCGAAAGAGTCATATTTTCCATCAAAAATTGATTCTCCTCTCCCAGCAAATTTTGAACTTTCATTAAACATTATTGGAATAGCCCATATTGTTTCTTTATCAAATTTAATATCTTTGAGGTCCTTTAATTCTTCAACTGTATTTAACTTAACTTCTTTGTCATTATCATATAACTTATATGTTATATATCCATATCCATAATCTTCTTCCAACAAATATACTTTATTATTTTGCTCATGATATGATTTGAATATAATATCTGTTAATCTTCCTCTTTTATATTTAAAATCAACTTTTGAACCATCAACCCATTCTAGAATTGCAATATTAGAAATACTTGGATCATAATTTATTTTTATTGCTCCATCTCCAAAAACAAGAGTATCAATAACTATCTTTTTTAACATTTTAGTATCAAACTTATTTTCTTTCTTTACTTCTTTCCAATAATCATCTGAAGCATCATCTCCAGAATAATCTGTTACAACAGTATTAACTAATGTTTTAATTATTAATTTTGGAAGTCCAGTATGAGATTTCTTTATTCTTATATCTGCAGTTTGAGTAGAACCCCAAAATGTATCTGTTGCATAATGTAATTGACCATAAAATTCAGACAATTCATGACTATCTCCTCTGTACCATATTTGATTTCTAATGCAACTTGCTTGATAATCCATATTCTCATTAATTACAAATGCTTGACCTTGTGCTGGTCTAATATTTAACCATGATTTAACCATTTCTCTTAACTTATCTCCTAACCACATTATTTATTATCTCCTATTCCAATTATCTTTGCATACGGTATAAATGAATATTGAACAGAGTTTACCATGTGGTCATTTCCATCTTCTGGGACACTGTCTTTATCTTCTAGCCATGAGTAAACCTCTAATTCATTTATATAATTTATACATGTATCAACAACATAAAAATAATCTGTTGCAAACCAACCTAATTGAGTGTTTATTCTGTCTATTATCTGCATTTTTGCTTTCCATGCACTATTAAATACATAAATACTTCCAAACTGCCTCTTGTATTTTTCAAATTCTTTAATAGTTGCTTGGTCTGCATTATCTATAAATACATCTTTAGCAAATCCCCATTCTTTACGATTTCTTTCTAGAAAATCAATAAAGTTTCTAACTGTATCACTTGGTGCTAATGGTGTTTGCAATTCAGCATTGTTATAAACTTTTTCATCTAATAGAATAAACTTTCCTTTATTGGTTACGCCTGCAAATGACATTGCTATTGTGTCTGGGCTCAAACTTGAATATGCTGTATCTAATCCAGCAGTAAATTTTATAAAATATTCTGACTCATCTGTTTTTACCCTCATTTTAGGTAACAATTGAATTGTTTCCTCTTTTTCATTAGTTCGTATGAATTGTTTTGCCTTTTCTTTTGTTATACAATGTTTTGTTCTATCAAAATTAACAAAAACAAGACCTGTGGTCTTGCCTCGTAACCCTAATATTTTATTTTTATATAATTTTGTACCAACTGGTACTGACTCTATAATTTTTCTTTGTTTTTCATCAGATAGACTTGCATTATCTTTGAAAGTAAAATACCACCATGTCCAATCTTCTTTATGTGGTTGATTTAATAAATCTAACAATTGTTTTGGTGCTGCGTCCTTATATTTATCTATTGGTCTGCTTTTATTTACATATTGAGTAAAACATTCTTTGTTAGGATCATCTGGATTCATTGTACATAATCGATAATCGGCACGCATAAATGCCTCTCTTACAAATTCCATATCTGCGATGTTAAACTCATCTATAAATAAACCATAATATTGACCACCTAATGCTTTTTTCCATCTTTTTTTATTGTCATAACCTAATACATATATTACTTTTATACCTTTTGGTGTATGAAATAATATATGTGGAAGTCTTATCTTACCTTTTCCAGTTGGATTGTATTCTATTTTTCCAGAATTTTTAGGATTATCTTTGTCATACTCTCCAAAAACATCAATCAATCCATGGTCTGAATTGATTATATTTTTTTCTATTGTTCCTAAATCTAGTCCGGAAATAATACTTGGTTTTGTTCCATCGTAATTAGCAATTTTAAACATAAATTTAGGAACTGCAACAGTTGTTTTGCCAGCTGATGTAGTTCCCTCTAAAAACTCTGCACTTGCATTATATCTTAAAAAATCAAGAAATTTTGGCGAAAGTGGAAATGGACTATTCTGTATTTCTGACATCTTCATCCCCCCACAACTGCTTATTTATACTTTCTAAAATATCTGTTGTACCATTTGAGTTACTATCATTGTTTATATTGATATTTATGTTATTTTCATTGCTATTTTCTTTATTGCCTTGTTTTATTTTGAATTTCAATTCTATTGCTTTTCTTCTTTCATTTTGTACCATTATAAGAGATTTATTAAATTTATCTATCAATTCATCTGTTCTTTTTGCCTCTGTCGAAACCTGTGTTCCATATTTATTCATTGATACAATTGTTAAATCCTTTTGTTTTGCTTTTAGCTCGTTAACTTTCTTTAAATATCTATATTCTAACATATCACAAGTATCTATTTCATGTTGAATTTGTTCCAATTCTGATGGTGTATTATTCAAATCTAGTATTGATTGTTCCTCTTCTGAAAATAAATTCCTAAATTTAGAATAATAACCTGTTACAACTGCATTTTGATTGTTTAATGGTGGTCGTGCATTTTTATTTCCTTTGTTTCCTTTGACTCCTCGACCGCCTTTGTTTCCTTTTGTTCCACCTCTTCTTTTTCTGTGCCAATCTTGAGTTTTTATAATAGAATTTAATTTTTTCAAAGTAATATGGTGTTTCTTGGCAATATCTTTTAATGGAACATTATTATCATATTTTTCTTTAATCGCTTTAATATCCACATTACCTTATCATCCTTTCTATTAAGATTTACCAAATATTGTATCGTAGAGTTCTTTATTATCTATGTATTCAGCTTTCATTCCATCTTCAAATGTCTGCCCTTTATATTTTAATTTTCCTAGTGTTGTCTGTTTCATTCTGCCTAAAATATTTGCACTTTCTTTTTCTTTCATAGAAGCGGTTACTTCTGTTTCTTTATTATTTATTAAATGGCATATATTATATGAATTGCCTTTAAATCCCTCTAGGTTTTCTATTCCACAACAACACATTGCATCTCCTAGAGTTCTCAGCCTATTTTCTCCACAATAAAATTTTAATCCATATTTGTGTGCCTCTTCTTTTAACTGAATAAAATCTTTTTGTAATACTTCTTTTGGATATACAAAATCGCCTCCAACTTTTATCAATTTGCCTCTTTTTTTAGCAAACTTCATTCCCTCGACAACAACTCCATAAACTCCCGCTTCTGATAATCTTTTCATGTTGTCTTTAACATCTTTAAAAACTTGTGTCATATAAGGTTGTATTCTGACAATTACTCTTTTTACTTTCTTTGATAATATTTTACACATTTCAAGTCTTTCTTCGTAACTAGGAGCTCCTAATTCTAATTTATCATATTGAGAACATATCATGCTTATTTGTACCACACAATTGCATTTACTTAATAAATCTAAATATTCTTTTTCCACAATTAGTTTTCCCTTTGTGGAAACAATAAAAGGATATTGAGTTTTAGCCAATACTTTTAAGCATTCATAAGATAATCTATATCTTTTTTCTGCTGGTTGAAATGGATCACTCATTCCTCCCCAATGAATAGGAATATTCCAATCGCACCAACTTAAATCATTACCCCTATGTCCATTTATAAAGTTTTCTAATGCTTTTGCAGTTTCTCCTTTGTCTATGTCAGAAATATCTTTTTTTCTCTGAACAAAACAATATTTACAAGCATGTGAACAACCTTTATAGGTATCAAACCTTATAGGTACATCACATAAAACAACTTGACTTCCACAACTTGGCATATTAGTCCACCTCCTTAATGACTTCAGCAGTCATCAATTCGATTAACTTATCTTTTCCAAATAATTTAACATAAGCTAAAAACTTCTCTTCATATACCTTATCGATAGTAAATGTCATTGAAAATTTATTTAATGGATTTATTCCAACATCAGAAAAATCTTCATTTACTAAATCTTCGATAAAATCCGTTTTTAAATTTTCAATTTCCTCATCAGAAAAACCAGTTATGTATTTTTCCTCTTCATCAAAGTCAATGTTCGTAAAAATGTCTTTTAATTTTTCATTGTCCCAGTAACCTGTATTTTTATTTAGAGATAAATTCAGTTCTATTTCATCAACTTCATCTAAATCCACTAAAATACATGGTATTTCCTTATAGCCTAATTCTTTTAAAATGTTATATCTTTGGTGTCCACCAACTATTGTATATAATCCATTTCTTTTATTAACTACTAATGGAGCTACCATTCCAAATTTTGTGATGCTTGCCTTTATTCTTTTGTAAACATCATCTTCTGGTTGTAGTTCTACCCTTGGATTGTATTTAGCTGGTTGTAATTTTGCTAATTCCATAGTTCTAATTTCTGCATTTTCAATTTTCATAATATACCTCTTTTCTAAAACACAATTGAAAATATATTATAAAAAATTAGAGGCACTCCACTATTTCTAGCGGAATTGCCTCTACTACATAACTATGATAATACTATAATAACACATTTTTATTTGCTCTTTCTTGCTTTTTTTTGCTCACTTTTATTTTTGTCTAATTTATCGAACTCATCTAGAGCCTCTCCGTTGAGATGACAAGTTTTATAATAACTATAATGAACTGCTACTGCAACCTCTTCTAGCGATTTTCCATTTATATAATTCTCTTGTAAAATAGTTGCATAGAGTGGTTTTAATTGATTAAGTTGTTCATAAATTTCATTAGTATACTCTTTAAATTGTTGCAGCTCTTTCTCCAGTATTTCATTTTTTTCATCTAAATACTTCTCAATCTCATAGCTTGTCTTATTTTTTGCATGAGGCATCCCATCTAATTTTTGAGTTATATTCATTATTCTAGTTTCTTCTTCTTGAAGAAACTCCAATTTTGATTTTATATATTTTTTTCTATTCCTAAAATCTTTTAAATCTTTTCTAGTCATAGTACCACTCCTAATCTTCTTTTGTAAATTAGGTGTCGTTGGATTCTTTAATTTTTATAATTCTTTTATAAATTTATTATATCTTACTGCAATTTCATGTTCTATTTTGCAACCTCTAGCATTTTCCCAGCCTTTCATAAATATAACTGCATCAACTTTGCTCATTGCATCAATAGATTTTGCTAGATAAAATAGTGCTGCATCTCCCTCTGGAGTTTCTTCAGCAAATATAGTATTAACAACTTCATATCCTTTATCTTCTAGACTCTTAACTAAATCTGCTCTTTCCTCTTCTATTTGTTCTTGTGTTTTGCCATTCATTGGCTGACTTATCATAACTTTCATATTTTTATCTATCCTTTCTTTGTATAAAGTTTTAATTCTTACTAATTCATCATATTTATCCTGGTCAACTGTCACTGTAGGTGTACAAAATACTCTATCTAATGCCATTTTCTATTCCTCCTCTATTTTAATACATCTGTTTTCAAATTTCTTATAAGCATCGAAATACAATTCCTTTTTATCTCCGTTATATGTACATTCATAATACATTCCATTAAACAATGTTGTGCTTAACAATGCCTTATTATTTTGTAATGTTTTACATTGCCAAACAACAAAAACATCAAATTCTGGAACATCGTCACTCTTATCCAAATGATCCATTTCATATTTTTTAACTATTTCCTTACATTTATTTATAAATTTTTCATTTCCCATTTTAAATACCTCCAACTTTCAACTTTTATTTTGTTCTAAACTCATTAATTGCTCATTTATTTTTCTGATTTCTTTTTCATATTGTGCATTTTGCTTATTATTACAATCAATGGCATAAATCAACGCTTCTTTTTGTCCATTTAGTTGATTTTCGAGAAGAACATCATCAACTGACTTCCTAAACCTATTCATATTTACATAGGGATTACAGTCAAATAATCTAATTCCATCAACAAATTCCCATGTGCTTTTAGACTTTTTGCTTTTCTTATTGCTCATTATTTCTTTTCCTCCTTTCCTTTTTGATTTTTCTGAAATTGTTCCCAAATCTTACTGAATTGTGCCTTGTTGTGAGCATTTTTATGTTGTTTCATAAGTTGTTGTCTTTGTATTTTTCTTTCTAAACTAGCCATTACAATTTCTCCTTTCTATAATTTCTAATATTTTAATTACATAATAATTTATGTTAGGCTCTGCTCCCCACACCTCTTTTCCAGGTCCGATTGTTATTGCACATTTACATTTAATTGATGGAGATTTATAACTATATCCATTTCTCAAAACTAATGTGGTTACTTTTCCTGTCCCTGTTGAATAATGTCCTATTCTTTTATCATAATATGGTTTAATCTCTCTGTATTCTTCTTTTTTCTCTCCACTTCTTATCATATCAAACCATTTCTTTTTTATTGGTAATACTAACACTATTTTCTCCTTTCATCATTGCTCATCATTACTCTTATTTACTTGTATTATTGCTAGTAAAAAAACTCCTGCATTTGCTCCGATTATAAATCCTAAAATAAATGACCAAAACATATATTATTCCTCCTTAGGTAAAAATACTTTTCCTCCGTGTCTTTCTAAAATATCTATAAAGTTTTCAATGGTTGTCCCAGCTAAAATATTAAAATCATCTGTATGTATCCATGCAACTGCTTGTTTGTTTATATCTTCAACAGAATACGGACTATTTAAATAATTATCACAGGGCAATATCATATTACTTTCAGTTTCAAAATATAATACTTTATGTTTTATCTCATGATGTTTGTATTTTCTTTTAAATATATCCTCGTTATCTTCTATTAGTTCGCTCCAATCATTGTATGGTTCTCCGGCATTATGTTCGTATGGTGCATCGTCCCAATCATCTCCGCCATTGTTTTTCAAAATTATTGGTGAACCATGCTTTGTTGCCATCCACATAGCACAATTTGTATAATTCCATGTTACACCTCCTTGTTTTGAATTTGATAACAAACCTCTCTAATTTCCTCATAAATTTCATAAGTGGTCCATTTTTTACCATTATTTCTAAATTGATTTGGCATTTTCTCTTCATATCCAATATAATCTCCATAGTGTGCATAATCCCAACCAATAAATTTTCCATCTATTTTTTGTTTATCGCTAATCCATAACTCATTATCTGAATATGTAATTCCTCCATGAACTTCTATACTATCTTCATCAATTTCTACATTATCTGGTATTTTTATATATGCTGTTGGATGTGTGCCTAAATTCAATATATAATACAACAAACCCAAACAGTAACCTGTTGATAATACTTCTATTTTTCTGTCAAACTGATATTTCATTTCTTTTAAAGTTGTATAGTGGCAACCTTTACATCCCATTTTTTCTACTCTACAATGCTCCCATTCTTTACTTGTGCATTCCATTTTCTTTTTTCTCCTCTCTATATTTTTTTAGTTCATCTTCAATCCATAATGAATGTAATATATCTAAAAACATATAAATAACTACTAATACTTTAAACATTATTTTCCACCTCCAATTCTTCTATCATTACTGTTACATTTGCACTTTTTGAGTAGTATTTTTCAACTATTAACTTTACAACTTGTTTATCATCTAAATAAGCAATTCCATTTAACGAATCCAATATACTTTTAGCAATATTATCCGCATCTGGTTTTATTGTTGGAAATATCTCGTTGTCTAACATCATTTTTTGCTTTTTCTTACTTGTACTTTTAGGGATATCATAATATGCTATTATTTTTACTTTTAATGGTTTTTCTAATAGTTTTTGACCTTTGTATTTCTCTAAATAGCAAGTTTTAACCCAATTTTCATAAGCAACTGTTTCTCTTTGTGTATATGCAAATTTCCCATTAAATCTAGGTCTTTGTTTCGCTTGTACCTTACCTGGAATTGTAAAACCCATTTTAATCATACTAATTCACTTCCTTTAAATCTTTTTTTCTTATCTGTCAGTTTTGTTTTTATTTTTTTATACAACTCTTGTCATTTTTTTGACCAAATTTGATAAAATTTTTATCCTATTTTAATTTTTCATATTAAAGCAATGAAATTATACTTTGGAAATATAAAATGCCTTAAATTTGATTTTAGAGTGTTATATTTTTAATTGTTTATAATCTGTTACCATGTTGCTGACATCGGGAAGATGTTCTTTCCTCCCAATATCAGCATATTTGCAGTAATTAACACCAGTAAAATTATAATCTTCTAACTTTTGACAACCTAAACACCATTGATTTTGAATTGCCTTTTCACATACTCCAGTTAACTTTGGATTTTTTCTATTATTAACCATTCTTTTTCTCCAGCTCATTTCTAAAACATACAATAAAATAATTCATAAAATCTTCAAGCCTATTTTCATCATCTATTGTAATTGGACAATACTTTTTTGCTGCTAAAAATATTCTTGTAAATAATTTTTCTTTTAAATCTGTTAAATATATTTTGTAGGGACTTAAATATATTTGAGCAATAGCATAATATTTTAGTTGTAAATCGAATTTCATTTGCTCTGGTAAAGATTTATCATTTTCAATATATAATTCTAATTTCTTTAATGTTGTTTCTATGGAGGTTCTATCTGTTTCATTAAGCCCCTCAAAATTCTTATTCTTTTTATTTATAAATAAATATAAAGAATTTAATTTAATTTTATTTAATCTATTATTTTTATTATCCTTATTATTATTATTATCTTTATTATATTGTGGTCGGTTGTTGGTCGTTTGATGGTCATTTGATGGTCGGTTGTTGGTCGTTTTTTCTCTGCTGGATTGATAAAACCCATAATTTACAATAGTTACAAGAGTATATCTGTTGGTCGTTTTAACCACTATTTCTCCGAGTTTTTTGTAATTTTTCTAATGCTGTTCTCACTTGTCTAATAGATAAGCCTGTTTCTGTTGCTAAAGTCTCTCTTGAAGTTATTTTTTGTCCTGGAAGAATTTCTATGCCATGCCATTTAGCTGGAGTCCAATTAACTGTTAATAATAAATGAGTAAAGACTCTAAACACATTAATATCATCATACCATTCCCAGTCGAGAATTTTTCTATGTAAATTGATAAACCCCTCTGTGTACATAACATTCTTCCTTTCGTACTAATTTTTTTATTTTTGTAAAAATGGGTCCTCATATTCTTCTTCAAAGATTTGTTGTTTCTCTTCATTTTCTCGAGTTGATTTTTCTATTAGTTTTGGTTCTTCAACTCCAACTTCTTCTGTAATATCAAAATCATTGTCAACATATTCATAAGTACCATCTTCTTTTATTTCTGCCATGTCGCTTTCCATAGCTTTCTGCATATCAACACTCATAATACCCCATTTAGATATAAGTTGCCTTAACATTGTTTTATAAGCCATTCCATCAAAATCCTTATACCAAAAACTACTATATTGCCACATATCTTTTTCTGCTACTTTTCCAGCCTCGAAATCTGCAAAAGAAACTTTAGGATATTTTCCTTTTGTTGCATTTACACTAAATGCTTGAGAGTATTTATCAGCATGTGCTAACATTTTATTTTTACTCCAATAAAGTGTTTTTCTAAATCCATTTAAGTATTCGAACATTGCATAATATCCAATTGTTTTAGCCTGCTCTCTTTTTTCTTCATCTTCTATTAGTTTGACTTCAATATCTTCATTTAATGGATCATATTTTATAAGTTCTCCCTCTTTTATTGCTAATACATTTAATTTCTTATATTGACCGCTTCTGATAGCAAGTTGAATGTAACCTTTATAACCAATTTGAAATTGTGCAACCTTAATCTGAAAAGATGAACCATCTGGATTTTTTATTGTTTTATTAAATGGAACCATGTAGAATTGTCCTAGTTGTGGACTAGGGCTCAAATTAAGAGCCTGTCCAACTAATGCTGCAGAAACTATCGTTGAATTTTCACATTCTGCCAATTGAGGATTTGTACTTACTGCTGATATTATACTTGTAACAAATTGTTGACCTTTTTCTCCTCCTACCATTTCATTTATTTTTCTTTTCATTGCATCTGTTGATAAAAATGTACTAAATGTTTGTTTTTGTTTTCTTTTTACTAAACTATTTTTTACTTCCATCTCTATTCCTCCTCTTCATTTTCATCTCTATAATTTGCATATATTACAAAGTAATCTATACTGTCTGTTCCATCTTCGTATGTTTGTCCCTCTGGTAATTTATGCTGATGTCTAAAAGCATCTTCCACAATAACTTCACTATCATCATCACTTTGATCGACTCCACTATCACTCCACAATTCCACTTCTAATTCATCTGGAACATTTTCTAAAGCCTTTTTTAAATCTCCAACAGTTAATTTTGCCATTATATTTTTTCTCCTTTCTCGATTTTATTTAATATATTTTTTAATTCATCTAAACTATGTACTTCAATTGTTTGCTTTTCAATTTTTATATCTTTTGAAATATCACTTGTTATTTTTGTAGTTAACACTATTTCATCAATATCATTGTTCGTTAAATCATATTTTTCTTTTCCTTCTTTTAATAATACTGCAAGAGCAGCCATAAAACTTGCTTTGTTAGCAACATCAATATCACAACATGCACTTTCTTCATGACATGAAAGATATATATGAAA